TTAGAAGTACCAGCAGAATTAATTGCAGCTGCTTTGTTTACAACTCTTATTAATTGAAGATTGTTGCCATAGGATAAAAAGTTTGCAGCAGTAAAAAACGACGTAAATGTGGTATCATTGGGTACGCCAAACCTCTCAACAAGAGTTTGTTCTGAATCGACAGTAACAACCTGATCGACCGGACCCCATTGAAACGCACCAGCAAAACCACCCGCTGTAGTGGAAACAGAAGGGACTAAAAGCGTTAGGTCCTTTTCTGTTACTACAACTCCTGGCGATAATTGAAATGCCATGTTAATCTCCTTAAAATGTTATGGTTCACATAACGAAACAAATTTACTTTATATTTATAATAATTTTTCTTCAAGGAATCTTTTATAATCACCCTGCCATTTGTCTGTAAGCCACAAATCGCCATCTTCAACAACAAAATCTGGTTCATTGTTAATAGAATTCATAAATCCAAAAGGAGTCATTTCTTCTTCAATTTGAACCATTTTTTGAGCATACAATGCTTTTCTGTTGTTAGCATTAGTTAAGTCTTTAAACAACGGTTCATTAGAAGCCCAGCTAAACAATACTAGTGGCATAATTAAGTCATCGTGATATCCTTCATCTGCAGCAAATGAACCTTTTGATTCAATAAATGTGGAAATTTCAGATATTACATCTCCATCAAATATTAACAATTTATTTTGTTCAACTAAAGATTTAAATGTTGAGCAACCTATTCTTTTTACTTGGCTTGTTGTTCTAAGACCAAGCCTTGCATTCCTACCACTTGTAGACATATATTGGCCATATTTGGAATCACTTCCAACCCAAATCATATTCTCATACTCTAAATCATTATGAATAATGTCTGCTACTTGCTGGCCAATATCATTAATTTCTACAAGCACATGAGCATAGTTGTAATCTTTAGCTGCTTTAACAACTACATCGGGGTAAAGCAAAGGACTAATTTGATTGCTTTTAAATTTAGCAACAAGTTTAAATGGGTATTCAGTAACATCTACAACACAAAAAGCCGAATAATCTCTTTCCACACCTCTTGAAGTATCAACAGTAATAAAATAAGAGTGATCTTTTTCTGGTGCTTCTAGTGCGTCAAAATTATCTTTAGAAAAAACAAATGGCTTTGATGAAAGCCTTGCAATTGTTTCAGCTGAAATAAGAGTATGAGAAGATCCAAGAAAGTGACATAAAACTTCTTGATTAAATTTAATCTCACCAAGAATCTTTCTCTGATCATCTGCCCATTTAGAATCTCTATTTGGATGCTCTGTATAATTTACTTCTAGAACTTCAAACCCATTATTACCATTTACTGCTTCATTCCAAAACTTCCAAAAGTGATTATATCCCATTGGTGTAGACGTAAGAATAATCTTTGTAGTTTCACCAGCAGAAACTACTGGATAAATTGATGTAAAGAATTCGTCTGCTATATTATTTGGAACAAATGCAACCTCGTCCACGTATAAAAGATTAATAGACTTGCCTCGAATACCAGAGTTGGAGGTAGCTGCAGTTAAAACCTTTGAACCATTTTCTAATTCTACATCGCCTTTGTTCCATGTCTTAATTCCCTGCTGCATCCAAATAGGCAAATTCTCATACATAATTTGATAGCGTGAGAGAATCTCCATTGCTGCATCTGCTTTGTAAGCAAGAATTGCTACTTGTTTGTTGTTATTAAACAGTGTGTACCAAAGAATATATGCAGCAACCACTTGTGTTTTACCCATCTGTCTAGGCTGCTTACTAATTACTCTTCTGCTATTATGAATTAGATCAATGAACTTTTCTTGATAACCATACAACTCAAAGTCAACCAACAATTCACTATCAAGAGAAACAATCTTACAATATGTTTTTATAAAGTGGATTGGATCATCTTTGCACTTTAATAGCTCTTGAACATTTTCGTGAGTATATTGTATAACATAACCAATTTGTTTTAAATTTTGGTTACCGTTATATGAATTTTGTTTATTTTTCTTTGACATCGATTGTCTTAGCTCTTTCACTACTAATCATTTTCATAAGGTCTGAGGTTGATCCTGCAAACACTATGTTATTTTGTGTTTCAATTTTACCTGGCTCATCTTGCTCAATGTCTTTTTTCTGCTTATGTAGATCAAATAAACCCTTTGCAATTTCACTCTGAGTTTTTAAAAGCTGGCCTGCTACTTCAAAGGGTCTAGCAGTTTCAGATGATCTTGCTAAACTAACTATGTCATCAATTACAGCATTGTTTTTTGCAATTAAGTCTCTTAAAGTATCTCTAGCAAGATCAAAGTCACTTTCTTTTTTATCGTTGCTTGTGTCTTCTATTTTTTGTATTTCAAGCCGTTTTGGTTCATATGTTTCAATGTTAAATAGTTGTTCAAGATTCTTTTCAAACTGTTTCATATTAAAAATCCTCAAATGTTTCTACAAAACTAATTACATTACCTTGCTGAGCATTGGCTGGATCAACTGTTACGTTGTAAGAAGAAATTTGTTCTGTTAAGTCTGGATTATTAAATGTATTTACATTTACGGTTTTAATTACACCTTGTCTGTTAATTGGTCCGTAGAAGTTAAGTTTCAGAGTAAAGTTTAGTGTCCAAATAATTGCTCTTCTTTGCTCAAAGTCGCCCTCATACTCATCTTGATAATTAACATCGTTAAGAACAATAGGTAAATCATTTTTAATTCCAAGCTGAGGAATTGCATTTAATGAAAGGTTAAAGTCTGGATTGAAGTATGGTAAGATTTGTTCTAATATTTGTAATCCATCATCTTGGTTTTTTACATAAGCGTATAGAGCAACTTGTATGTTATATGGGCTTGGTGCGTATTGATTATTAACAGATGTGTTTGTATTGTTTACGGCCCTATTTTGTTGAACTAAACTAACCCTTCTTGATGGATCGTATTCAATAGACAACATTTCAAAAGCCATTCTTGGAACTAATACCTGAATGTCTCTTTTGGTAGTTAAATCAGAAATTGCATCTATTCTAGCCAGAAACTTTTGTCTTGGAGCATATGATAACGGAACCTTTAAAGTTTGTATAACACTTCCATTTGCATCGCTACGATCGATGTAGATGTTATTAAATAAATTGCCAAACGCAATTATAGATTTTCTAATTGTGGAGTGATAAAATTTTTGTAGCATTATACGTTATACACTTCACCAAAAGGATTGCGTTCTGAAAAATCTAATACATCAATCTCTGCTTCAAACTTTTCATTTTGAGCTAGAGGATCTATTAGCGAAGTATTAAACGATTCCAAAATAACAGCTGATGAGGTTTCATATTCAAGAAGCATTCTAGAGCCATCTTCAAGTATAACCTCGTAGTTTTGTATGTCAAGACCTTGGTTAGCAACAATAGAATCAATCTCTGCAACACCAGTTGTAAATCTTTCTGATGAGTACTGGTAGAGCTCAACTTGTAATTCAAAAACATAAAGTTTGCCAACCTGAAAAAATGGTTCTCTATCTTCTACTCTTCTAATATCAAAAACAGATTGAGTTAGTGGAAAGTAAATTATGTCGCCTTCAGCTGGTCTTGATAGTAGCTGAGCTTGACCACTTCTTCCAACTTCCTTTTCCCATCTTCTTTTTGCGACTATTAGTGTAGCAGAATCTCTAATCTCAACACCAAACTTTGTAAGCAAGTCTCCTTCACCAGCAAAGCCTGTGACATTTTTAAAATACATTTCAATAGGATAGGCGTGTTGATAGGTGTTAAGAGTATCTTCGTTGAGTATTAAATCACGATTGAAAGATTTTCTAGGAATATAGTAAAGCTCAAACCCATACATGGAAATACATTCTATGATTAAATCTTCATATAGGTTTTGCTCCGATGTGCGGCCCATCGGAGTACCAGAGTGAAAATAATGATTGATAGCCATTATGCTGTTGACTTTACTGTTGACATTGCGTATTGTTCTTTATGTGGCCCCGAGAGTAATTAAATACTATCAACCCGTAAAGAAATCTACAGGTAATTGATATCTTGAATCTACTTCGTCTCTAATTACCTGTATTTGATCCATTGCTTCATTAAATATTGTTTGACCATTAAGTGTCACGCCACCAGGCAATTGCACACCTTCAAACTTTTTGAGATTATTTCCCCATTGCATCTTAATTAGCTGTTCAGCATATCTTTTTAAATACATATCATTGTAAATGGCTGGATACGTATTTGGATCTAATACTCTGAAACATTCAACAATAATAAAATCACCAACTGCTAAATCAGCACTCCAATCTAAATCAATGTAAAGTCTATTTTGATTTCTATTAAATCTAATTGGTTTAGTGCCAACCAATAAATCATTCAGCAATTGAAGTTGTGTTTTTACTTGACTATAGTAAATAATATCAGTTGATTGAATAGAGTAAATATCGTTTAAGAGAATTTGATATCTAATATCGAATAAGTCAATTCCGCTTGTTCGAGCGGAAAATGGTAAAATTCTAGATACACCAGTAATAGCATCGCTAAGTGTAACGTATTGGTCGGTAATATTATTTTGTGTAATCTGTTGTTTTAAATAAACTTGCTCAATAGCATCATAATGATACTCTCTGTAGAACTGCAGGGCTTCGTCAATTCTATCTTCTGCTTGCTGATCTGAGACGTTGATTTCTATTACATCATCACCAAGTCTTCTAAAACACCAATCAATTAGTTCTTGTCTTGTGGCTGGGCTGCTAGCACTCATTTTGTTACCTCAGGTGAAATTTCTAATACTCCTTGAGCTGCTCTCTCGATAACATTGGCTGAAGATTCAATTTCAATATCATACAAATATCTACCGTATTTTATGTTGGAGGAAACGTTGGCTGATAGTTGAAGAGTAACATTACCATCTGTTCCAACAGGGATGGTTGCTACAAACGAGAATGAATTTGACGATCCATACGATCTTCTGAACTGAGAACGTGCAGTGTAGCCAGTTAGATCTTTAGCTGATCCACTTAAATCTAATACACGGATATTTGCAGTGAATGTAGTTCCTTGATCTAGGAACAGGTTGTATGTCTGAGCCATGTAGTCTCCATTTTGTCTTATATTTATAAGACTGGAAACCACACAGATTTATTTAAATGATGGACCACCAAACCAAAAAACTAAAGACCTTCTAACTCCCTTCGTTACTGGTGTAACTCTATGGAGCATGTAAGATGGAAAAAACCAAGCTCGACCTTGTTTTTGTTCCAACGTTAATGGATTATCGCTGTCTGATTTAACTTGCAAATCACCTCCTTCAAATTCTGAAGGATCACTTAACAAAAGAGACATGGATAATTTTCTAGGGGGGGCGCTGTGATCACCATAGGCAGTGTCAATGTGCCAATCATAATGAGATTTATTTTGCGATGTATAAGAAGTTAACTGACCAAGTTCATAGAAACCGTGAAGATCAAAATTAAAAAATTTTGAATTTACTTCAGAAACAACATATGATATTTTTTCTAGAATTGGTAGATTGTTAGGACTTGTTTGCATCCATGAAGTAAAAGATTCTCTCACATTTGTATTAATATTTTTGTTAGTTTCATTGCCAGAATAACCTATTGAAGATTGTTGACAGTTGTGCCATTCTGGTAATGATAAAATATATTGAATTTCCTCTTTTAAAAGAAAATTTTCAAAAAAAACTACACCATAATTAAAATTTCTCGGTCGAATAGGAATAAAATTAAACATTCACTTGTAGTCCATTAAAAAACTACGATTTTTTACAAACATATCCTTTACAATAGAACGGAAATGAGCATCGCAACCATGGTCTGAATATTGACCGTTTGCTTTTACATAATGTAAAAATATTTGACCGGAGTAATAGTTTTCAGGGCCATCACATTTATTTCTATAATGTTGTATTTCACGTCCTTTATAAACAATAGCATCCCCTTCAGCTAGATCAACCCTATAATCACCCATGTAAATAGGATACGAGTAATGATGAGAACGACCAAGTTGTATAGTTAAACTTATTTCACAAGCTGGTCGATCGATGTGAGGAGGTAATACGTGGCCATTTTCATAAAGTCTTGCAAAACTATAAGTTGGTATAAGTTCCTCACCTACAATCTCTTCTACTGTGTCCCACATTCTCTCTAACAACGTATCACCAACATCACTATGACGAAGGTAATATGAGTCTGATACTTGAGTATCAGTAATGTTTGGATATATAGATTTGTTTCTTAATAAAATATTTGTTAGAAACTTGCAAGTTTCTAATGGTAAAAAGTTTTTTATATAAACATTTTTATATTTTTCTAACAACTCAGCCGAATTCATAATAAAACTTTCTTTTTGTTACATAATAAAATTAAGTATTGTTTTGGTTTTCGTATTGTTCTAGAACTTGTCTTGCAACTCTTACTTGTAATGGCTCATCTCCGTCATAGGTATCTTCAATTGTTTCAGGAACATTTACGGGATATGGTTCAACTAAACTTTGTATAACTGATGTATTAGTTATACCATTATTAATAATAGATGTTCTCTCGAAGTTAAAATTCGGAGCAAGATTATTAATAATGTTAGACAACTCATCTCCTTCGGGATATTTGCCATCTTTTATTGGAAGATCAATTGCCATTTCATAATTAAACGAATTATCTTCTGAATAAAAATGTACTAAAATTTGACCAAAACTTGGATCAAAATTTCTAATTTTATAAAGTAACGACATTTGTATTTCTCCTAACTAATTGGGCCATTTCTCGTACCTGTGGGACCACTATATGTAACATTTGGATTACCTGCAACTGCAAAACCAGCACTACCCCCACTTCCACCAGTGCGCTCGGCTCCTGGTGGACTGGGCGCATTCCATTTAGCATTCTCTCCAGAACAACCGTTTGATCCAGCAGCGCCTCCTGCGCCCCCTACCCCAGAACATGCTGTATATGTGCCCCAGGTCCCACTGAAGGGGGAGCACTCAGCACATCCCCCACTACCAGCAGTAGTACACGTACCAGGTGTACCAACAGGACTACCTACTACAGGATTTTGACCACCAGCTATTCCACAACCAAAGCCTCCTCCTCCCCCACCACCCTGATAAAGAGACCCTGTACAGAAAATTGGGCCAATATTAGTTATGCAATCATATGGATAGAGGTTTGAAACGGATGGGCCAACTGACCCGTGAGCGCCACCTCCACCACCTCCGCCACCTCCACCATTGATTGTACCTGAAGAATTATTTAAAGTGATAGCTCTACAAACACCTAGTGCACCACCAGCAGGGGAACCGGAAGTTCCACCTTGAGCGCCGCCGTTTTGTGGTCCAAAACATTCATCTCCAAAACAAAATTTCCGTGTATCACCTTTTCCCCCAATTCCTCCAGTTCCACCTTTGCCAACGATTATTCCACAGTTAATTATACAGATTGTATCTCCAGGATTAAATGAACTTGGAACAAGGAAGGCCGCAGTACCAGTTGAAGTGCTACCAACACAAACTCCAGGGCACACAGTAAGTGTAATGTCAGTTTTACCAGCACTGTATTGAGGCCCGCGATTTGCGTACAAATCATAGTTATTAGTACTTGCAGAAACAGCAAGACTATATGCAACTCTATCAGATTTGCCTCTCAAATCATTCATACGTATAATTGTTCCAGCACCACCAACGCCTGCTAGAGTTCTAACTACGGCATTGTTCATTGATATGCAAGCGTTTACAGCACATCCAAGTTCTACATTTACATCTGATAGGCTAATTTGTCCTGAGGGCGTAGTCATTTTTTAATTCCGTTTTAAATCTTCAATTTCTAATTTTAATTCTTTGATAGCAGCGAAAGCTAATGAAACTAATTTTTCATAATCTACAGCAAGAGATCCATCTGATCTTTCGCGAACTGCAACAGGAAACACTTCCTTAACATCTTGAGCAATTACTCCAAAATCAGACTTTATCATAAAATAGCCATCAGGTCCACCTTGTGATGAAATATAATCATCTGTCCAATCAAAGTATTTGCCGCCAATGTGGACTACTTTATCCAGTGCACGGTCAATATCACGAATGTTTTCTTTGTACCTGTTGTCTGAAGAGAAGAATGCCGTAATGTTGTTTGTAGCTCTTATGTCACCTGTAGAACCAAAAGTACCGGTACCTATACCTAGAGTAGCAAACTGAACGCTAGATGTGGTGTTAATAGACTGTGGTGTCGATAGTATAATAGAACCAACACCATTAGTAACCGATATTTGATTTGATGTGCCAGTTAAAGTGTTTGCAGTGAATCCAGAACCATTACCTATTGGTAATTGGCCATTAGAAGCTGAACTTCCATTGAAGCCTGTACCACCATTACCGGCTGGCAATAAACCATATACATTAGATGTTAGTCCAACAAAAGTGGCTGCTGTATTACCGGTACCTCCTCTTGTTACGGGTAAAGTGCCAGATATAATACTCGAAGCGTCGATAGTGATAACACCTCCACTGGGACTAATATTTCCAATAAGGTTTCCTTGTGCATTTAAAAAACCAACATCATTAAATTTTAAAACACCAAATTCTGATTTAATGGTTGTATTACCCAGATGAATTGTGTTTCCAGATAAAAATAAATCTTTGAACGGTCGTGCTGATGCTCCAAGATTAATTACATTACCAGCATTAGGAACTAAATTAGCAGTTATTTCAATATCACCATTTGCAGTTGATATGTTTACATTACTTGTACCATTGCTAATTTTATCTGAGCTCAAATTGTCAAGATCAGATCTAACTTCGTTTACAGCTGCGACTAAGTTGGCGTTGGCAGATGTAATAAGGTTTTCTCTAAAACCAATAACAATGTTAATATTTGAAAAGTTATTATCGACCTCAGCATTTGTAAGAGGAGACCCTTTTACTGTAGCTCCAGGACTCGTTATAACGTTTGCTTGTCTTAGGGTAATAAAAGCCATTTTTTGTTTTCCTAATTATGCGTTAATTTACTTACTACTTATATTTATTAATTGGCTTAACATAACTTTTAGTTCACCAATCTGTTTTCTTAAATCTTCTATTTCCTCGTTTACACTCAAAGCTTTTTTAATATTTTTTCTTTGAGCCTTGTATGCGTTTAGTGCATTTTTGTCAACGTTTATTATTGCTCTAGACTCGCTATCCTTTTGAAATTGAGGTTTGCTTTCTATGTTATATCTCATTATATTTGCAGAGCAATTGCTCTATAATCTTTTACTCTCGGCACAAGAGACGTGTTGTTGCTCAAAAGAACTATCTTAATTGCAAAATATTTAAATCCAGTGTATGTGTTACCATCAGCAGCTACATACTGTACTTCG